GTACAAATCAATCCACAAGTATATGCATTGATGCAATCACACATATCTGATCATATATCTTTTAAAGCGAAAGCAACGGTTAAGGCAACGATGGCACAAGACCCACAAATGCAACAGATGGCACAACAAAATCCAGAACAATTTGAAATTTTGTTTGAAGCTGAAGTTGCAAAGGTTGCAGCACAGATAACACAAGAGTTAGTACAGACTGAAATGCAAACGAACGCTGCTAAACAAGATCCACTTGTAAGAATTAAACAACAAGAAGTAGACTTGAAGGCTATGGACATGCAGAGAAAAGCAGAAGAGACAGCATTTAAGCAAGAACAAGAAAATTTAA